CACCATGGGCCGCAAGCGCAAATCAGCAGACACCGGGCTAGAGCCACGGGTTTACGCCAAACACGGCGCGTTTTACTACGTGCACCGTGATGGCCGCTGGGAGCGCCTGGGAACCGATCAGGTCAAAGCCAACGCCGCCGCGCGCCTGTTCAATGACCCCGATGGCAACTTTGGCACGCTGGTGTACTGGCTTGACATGTTCCTGGTGCACTGCCAGGGCAAGGTGGCCACCGGCAAGCTGGCACAGCGCACCGTGGACGACTACGCCATTGCCATCAAAGGCACCGACACCAAGCCGGGCGCGCTGCGCTTGTTCTTTGCGCCACCACTCACCCCGCTGGATCTGGACCCCGACATGGTGCAAGACTTTCTGGACACCAACGCCGAGCTGGGCCGCCCCGTGCCGGCCAACCGCGAAAAGGCCTGCTTGAGCAGCTGCATCAGCTGGCTGATCCGCACCGGCCAGGTGCCCGGCCTCAAGATCAACCCCTGCCTGCGGGCCAGCGGCATCAAGCGAAACCCCGAGTCCAAGCGCGACCGCTACGTCACCCACGACGAATACCGCGCCGTGTGGGCCGTGGCCACCACCAGCGTGCGCCTGATGATGGAGTTGACCTATCGCACCCTGCAGCGCCCAGAGTCCGACATCATCCACTGGACCACCGCCGTGCTGCTGACAGAAGCCAACCAGCGCAAACTGCACTTCAAGCAAGGCAAGACCAGCAAGTGGATGAAGGTGCTACTCACCCCCGAACTGGACGCCCTGGTGCGCCAAGGCCTGGGCACCGTCACCAAGCTGCAGCAGCCCATCGTGCGCACCCGCATGGGTGAGGCGTACACCTATGACGGCCTGAGCGCCATGCTCAAACGCAGCATTGGCAAGGTCAACGCCGCCCGCAAAAAGCAGGGCCTGCAGCCCATGCCCAGCTTTGGTTTCCGCGACCTCAAAGGCAAAGGCGCCACCGACATGTGGCTGGCCGGAGTGCCCATCGAGCAGATCCAGCAACTGTGCGGCCATGAGGACAAGACCACGACGGAGATCTACGTCAAGCAGCGATGGCGAGAAACCGCCACCGCCAACCTGGTGGTGATGGGCGCATAAAACGAAGGGCCGCAAGGCCCTTTTTGCTGCCTGCCGATGCTGTCTAATATCCAGTACTTTGCGACCCGCCAAACCATGATTTCCCTAGCTAGACCCACTGCCAAATCACAAATAATATTAGACAGCTTCAGGGCAAGAAGTGAGCATTCATGCGGGTTTGCGGGCGTTTTGCTAGGCCGCCTGTTAATCCGTAGGTCCCTGGTTCAAGCCCAGGTCGAGGAGCCACTTACAAGGCCGTAGCCATTGAAAAGCCCACTATCAAAACGGTAGTGGGCTTTTTTCTTATTAGACGTTTTATTAGACAACTGTCTAATATCCAGTAGTTTGGCTGGTTCGGTGCGTCATTGGCAGCGCGCCAAAACGCGGCACATTGCACGATCAGCCACGCCCCACACCACTGCACCACCCCGCCCACGATCACGCAGCCTGCGTGATTCTGGTGGGTCAGTTTTTCAGCGGTTCCCGCTCCCGCACCGCTAAGGCGCGGCAACTGGCATAGGCGTCGTTGATCCGGTCGGCTTGCTCGAGTCGCTCGAAAAGTAATCCAGAAAGCTCTGCAGAAAGTAACCCACCGGGTAAGGCTGCGTCTGCTGCACCAGCACCGGCAGGGCTGGCAACTGCGCTTGTGGGGCTATCACCACTGCCCCCACATCCGGGCGCTTGAGGGTCGCGCAGCCGCCCAGCGCTGTCAGTAGCACGGCGCAGACGGTCAGCCAGAGCAGATACAGTTTTTTCATTTTGGTGGTCCTTTGCATTTTGGGCGTCGGTGAAGGCCTGCAGGCCAAGCTCGAGGGCACGGGTTTTGGCCTGCTCTCTGGCCAGGGTGGCTGCGGCGTCGCGTTTGAGCTTGTCAGTAGCGGCAATACAGCTGGCTTGCGAGCTGTACCAGCAAGCGCTGCCCGCCAAAGCGGCTGCAACAGTGGCTGCAGCCAGTATTAAACGGGCGCTCATTCAAAGCCTTTCTTATGGCTATAGGTAGCGTCAACATCGAGCGCAAAGTTCATATCGGACATATCACCATCCATCCTGCGTTTGAGCATGGCGGCGTTGCGCACCTGATCGGCCAGCAATTGCTGACGCATCATCTCCAGGGTCTCTGCTGGCGTGTGTGAGGCCAATCGCTCGCGGCAACGGTCAGTCAAGATGCTGTCGCTCATGGCCTTGTCCTTTCGCTCAAAATGCGTCTTTGGCGCTGCACTTCCTGTTTTTCGGCCAGGCTCCTTTCAGCCAACAGGCGTTGAACTTTTTCAACGTGCAGATCAGTCTCCAGTTCGCTTCTTTTGGCCATGCAGGCCGCGAGCTGGTCTTGCAAAGAGTGGGGTGCTTTCATAAGGCTCCTTTCAAACAGATTTCTTTGTCCAGCGCTCTGCGCTTGGTGAGGCCTGGCAGTGCCACCATGACGCCCATCACGCGAGCCTTATCCCATCGCGTCAGCTGGTTGCAAGCGCCCACGAGGTCGCCAGCTTTGAGCATGCGTGCGGCGGTTGATCGCTTGGTGTCGCAGGCCACCGTTGACCCGATGTTGAAAGTCGCATCGCCAAATGCGGCCAACACTTCGGGCGGCAGGCCTGGCACACACCGGTCGACGATCTCAATAGCGTAGCGCATGTCTTTGTCCAGCAGCGCATCACACTCAGGTATGGTGTAGACCTTGTGTTTGTCGATATCTGCTCCCGTGTGGCCTCGGCAGACTGTGATAACGCCGGGTGGGTCGTAGTACCAGACCTGTCGCAACCCCTCTGCTGGCCCTGCTATGGCTGCTGCCAAAGCTACTGCAATGATCTTGCGTTGTGTCATTTGTGGGATGCGTCCTTGATCACGTACCACAAACCAATCATAGGCCCGGCCAGGCCTGCAGTCCATTTGATGGCGGTCGCAAAATACCCCAACACTTTGAAAAAGCCTTTGCCGTTGTGCAGTATGTCAAGCAGTTCAGCAATGCCTTCTTTGACCTCATGCACACTGCTCTCAATGCGCGTCATGCGCTCATCGCCGTCGTCCAGACGCTGCTCTACGGTACGCAGGGCGCACGCTTCTGGTGGATTGGTATCTTCGGCCCGGCGTTTCAGTTCGCTCAGGCGGCGCATTGGCTGGGCAGGCAGATCGCTCATCGGGTGGCTCCTGTGATTCTCAAATAAGTTCTGTAGGCTTGCAGGCAGTGGTCTGGCTCCATGGCACTAAACAGCCAGTCGATCAAGGGGCGCAAGATGCGCCCCTGAATCTTGCCGTTCACCTCCAGGTGCCAGGCTTTGCTGCTCAGGGTGTCTCCAATGGCGCAGTTGCCAAGCGTGATGATGGCCAGCAGCAGGTTGTCTGCGATATAGGCTATGGTGAGGGCGCGGCTCATTTACAGCCCCAGCTTGGCGCGCTCATCACGCCCCCACTGGCGCACACCTTCCACAAACGCGCCAAAAGCCAGCAGCTCCTCCTGCTCGCCAGGCGCAAATGTGTAGGCCCCCAGTGCAACGCCAACGCCAATGCGGGCAAAGTACGCTTCGTCTTCGGCGCTGTAGGCATCGCGGATTTTTTGCAGCATCCGGGCGCTGATCAGCTTGACGATCGGGCTGGCCGCTTTGATCTGGGCCTTTAGGGTGTCGTCCAGCGTCAGCACCTCGATGCTGGGCGCAATCTCGGCGGGCTGGGCAGTAGGCAAGGTATTGCCGTCAAACAGCGCAACAACCGTGCGGCCATCTGGCAATGTGGCCAACTCTTGCGCGGCCTGTTCGCCAGGCTGCGGCTCAGGCAGGCGCAGTGTGTGGGTGGTGATGGCGTCTACAACTTGGCGGTAGGCGATCAAAGAGATCATGGTGATGGTCTTTCAGAGTGGTTAAAAGGTGGTGCAGGCTGGCCGTGTGGCGCGCATGGCCCAGGATGGAAATCACACTCTCAAGTGCGTCACATCTGGCTGCTTGCGTGAAGGTGTAAAGGCTGTGCTTACGCACAAAGCGGGTGATGGCCAGGTACCTGTGTGTTGCCGTTTTCTCTGCGCCACTGCCCGGTAGTGCACCTTCTTTGAATGCAAAGTAGCCCAGCTCATGCGCCAGGCGCAGCAACATCCGCAGCTGCTCGTGGCAAATGTCCATGTTGGTCAGGCTGGTTTTCTTTTGATAGCGTTTTTGCGATTCAACGATAAAGCCGTACAGCTCATACGCCTTGCAGCGAATGGCCTGCGACAGCCCAAACTTCTCGTGCTTCGGAAAGTGGTTGAGGTACAGGTTCATTTGCTTGGCAAAAGCAACAAACTTGACATCGAGCTTGGCTTCATCGTGTATGCCCATCGCTATCGCTCTGGCACTCAGAGATACAAGGCGGCACGCAAGCCGTAGTTATCGTACGAGTGGTCACGGACACCGCCGCAAAACAGGGCCCAGACTCCTGAGTTCGAGGAGAAGTTCCAGCTCCCACTGGCGAGCGGGCACATCTCGTTGGGGCGAGCGTCGTACATGTAGTCGCTGCCAAACTGATTCGATCCGCCAATACCACTCACCAAGGGCACTCCGGCGCCTGCCATGGCCCAGGCGGTGCCGCTGGTGGCAGCAGACAGTACCTGTGCAGCCGAGCCAAACACCTTATTGGTGTTGCTGGCTGTCAATACATCGTAGGTAGCACCGATGTTGGTGTACATGGCCGCCAGGCCAGTGGCTCCCCAGGCGTCGGTGGCCAGCGTGTTACCGCTGGTGACATTGGCCACGTCAACGGATGTATTAAGCAAAAAGTAGCTGGCACCGTTGCTTGTCAGGCCAAACGGAAAGATCTCCCACACCAGGCCGTTAAGGTCGGCTACACCGCAGTTTTGCCCGTTGTGAGTTGTCTTGGAAAAGAAGTTGGCACTGCCTGTTTTTCCGCATCCAGCATAGGTGGCGTTGCCGTCCCACACGTAAGCAATGGAAACATCTTGCGCATCACCCAGGGCGTTGTTGTTGTTGCCTTTGGGAAAATTTTTAACGCCAGCGGCGTCATACCAGGCGTTGTAGGTGGTGCCAGTGCTGGCACTGCCATGCGCGTTGGCCAGTAAGGCGAGAGCGGCATTTTGAAAAATTGTCTTGGGGTGGAACGATGCACCACGTGTCTTGGCCACACCAACGGCACCATAAAAGGCATTGGCTTGTCCAACTGCGCTGAATTGTGAGTCTGCTAGCCCACCCCGGATCGCGCTGGTTAACACGATACCGTTTTTGAGTGAGCTGGCCACACTACCGTTTTTGCTGACCAAGTACTTGTCAACAAAGAAGCCGGGGCAGTTGGTGCCACCGTTATAAAACGCCCGGTGTAGCGCGTAGCCAGCCGCGTTGGCAGTGGCTACGTCAACAAATGAGTAAAACGATTTGATGTCAACGACGTTGAGCGCCAGGCCGTTGGCACCGGTGCCGTATTTGTAATAGAAAGCGGGGATGTAGCACATGATGCTACCGTCGCTGTATTGGTAGTTGCCATAGTTATCGCTGGCCGGGTCTTCGGTGCCGTAGAGCTTGGCCATGTTGGCGGGCAGGCTGGGCGCAATGCCTACACCAAAACCCTGCTTTCCAGGTATGCCAATGTTGTTGATGCTGTTGGCTTGTGCTGACAAGGCGGCAAGAATTATGGCTTGGGCTTCTGTTTTGACAAAAGCTGTTGTCGCAATTTGGGTGCTGCTATTTCCAGTGGCCGCTGTCGGTGCGGTTGGGGCCCCAGTAAGTGCGGGCGACACCAAGGGGGCTTTGCTGGCCAGGGCTGTGGTCAGCGCTTTGACGTCAGCCCCCACCGCTGCCGCAAGCGCCGCAATGCGCGTCTCAAGGCTCATGATGTTTACGCCTTGGCGGTGGTGTAGTCAGCGGCCAGGTCGCGCTCTGTGTTGCCAACGGCGGTTGTCAGCGTGCTCAGATCGGATGCTGCGGCGGCACCAATGTTGCTGCGGGCTTGCGTTTGCTGCGGTGTAGTGATGGTCTGAGCGCTATCAAAGCGCACGCGGTTGGCAATGTCGGTCGCAATGGTGACCGCAAAGTTGGGGTCGTTGTTGAGTGCGGCAGACAGCTCATTGAGCGTATCAAGCGCTGCCCCTGCGCCGTTGACAAGGCTATTGGTGACGGCGGCTTTGGCGGCCTCGATGCTGTCGTAAATCTTGTCTGCAGACCAAGTCACAAGCGTATTGCCGTTGCCAGCGGTATCGTTGATCTGGGCGCCTGCGCTGGCTGTGGCGGCAACGAGCTCATTGATAGCTGCGACCAGGTTGGTCTTGGTGACCGTGGTCAGCGCAGACAAACTGCCTGCGGCGTTGTTGATGGCTTTGACGTCAGTGCCAATGGCTTGAGCGAGGGCGACGATGCGGGTTTCGAGGGACATGGTTTAACTCCGTGAAAGAATGTAATAAGCAAGGGGATCGATAAGGATTTCGGGCACAAACAGGGCGTTGTCACTGCCGGTGGTCAGGCGGTTGTCGGGGTCGGTGCTGATGGCGGCTGCGCCCGCACCTGGCGGGCCAGGTGGGCCTTGCACACCGCTGCCTACCTGCACCAAGGTGGTGGGTTGGCCAGCGTTGAGCAGGGTGGTGCTTTGCGGTTGGTTCAGGATGGTGATGGCAGTCATGGCTTGGTGACCTCAGGGCTAAGAGTGACTGTGCCGCGCAGCAGGCGGATCACATCGCCGCCAGGTGCAGGTGGCACCAGCTCCAGGTCGTACACGGCTGGGTCTGCGGTAAAGGTAAGCACTGCGGTATCAGCGTCGCTGATGTACAGGTCTATCTTTCCGCTGGCTGGCGTGATGGTGATGCCGTCGTTCTCGGTGGTCAGCTCCACCAGCACGGTGGTGGATGCATAGTCCGGGCGTACCTGCATCTTGGCGCTGTAGCCAGTCAGGTCAATGGGCAGCATGTCCGCAATGGGGGTGCCTACGGGCGCTGGCTGCAGCAGGGTGTAGCTGTCGCGCCAGGTGGCACCCTGCTCGATGGTCAGATTTTTCTTGGCGGCTGGCATGGTGTGGTCTGCTCCTGGTTACATGGGGTAGGCGGGGCCGCTGGTGGCAGGCAGCGGGTAGGCAATACCGTTTTTGATCTGCACACGCTGGCCTGGGCGCAGTGGCGTGCCAGCCGGGGCGCTGGCCAGCAATGCGCCGCCAGGGGTGGCGATGCGGGCGCTACCTGCAGCGTTGACGCTGAGCACCTGGCCCAGCGTGCTGTCAGGGGTAGCTTGCAGCAGGCGCGCCAGGGTATGCAGGGCTGAGCTCATGATGCGGCCACCTCCAGGGTGATTTGGGTGTTGATGGCGGTATTGCTGGCCTCAATGCTGATGCCAGTGATGCGGCCTATGCACAGCGCACCGGTGGCGGCATCGGTGGCGCTGGCCAACTGGCCCAGCGCCAGGCCGGTGAGTGGTATGGTTTGCAGGGACATCTCGGTGATGGCGTGGGCATTGGCATCGAGCTCGGCGCGGGCGCGCTGCAGCAAAGCGGTGTCTGAGAGCAAGGGCTCAGTCACCACCTGGTCAGCACTGCGCAGGCCGTCGCCACGGTAGGCGGTAATCATCATGGTCAGGCGGGCCCTGCTGTGAGTAGCACCAGAATGCTGTAGTCGGTGCTGCCGCCCATGCTGGCCGGTGCGTCCAGACGGTAAATCAGAGCGTTTGCCGGGTAAGTGACTTGCGCCACAGCGACGCCCGCGCTGCCCGCAGTGCACGTGGTTTTGTCTGCCCCCAAACTGATGCTGCCCAGGCTGCGCCCCCACCAGGTGACAGCGCCAAGCGAGCCGCTGGCGGGCACGTCAAGGCTGGCGGTGGCTACACCTTCAAACGTCAGCTCTTGCGTCTGGCTGACCGTGGTGCTGCCAGCAGCGCTGATGGTACCGGCACTGCAGTCTGCGGCGGTAATGCGCAGGTTGTCTGACAAATAAGCCAGGATGTAGACACTGTCGCCAGGCTCAAAACTGGTCTTGCCGCCGTTGAGACCGGTGGCCCGGGAATCAACCTCAGCACTCATGTGATCGCTAGCGAGGGCGTCAGCACTGTCGCTGCCAAATTGGATTTTGATGGTGGCGTTGGCCATAGTGGAGCTTTCTGGGCTAGGGTTATGCGTCGATCAGAATAAATTGCACTGTCTCAGCAGCGTTGTCCAATTGCACGCGCCATTGCAGGGCTGTGGTTTGGTAGCTGATACGCGCCAGGCTGTACCCAGGGGTAGCCGCAGTAATGCTGCCGACATCTGACGAGCTGATTTGTAACTCGCCTAGGTCGGCATGCTGCCAGGTGTGCGCGGTGATGGTGTCTGCCGGGTATTGAGAGCGGGTGGTACCGGCCACAAACTCAAGCAGTTCGGTCTCAGTGCGGGTCACGCTGCCTTGCGACTCAATGACCGTGCTGGGGTGGCCGCTGTGCACCAGCAGCACCGGACGCTGAATGCCCAGGCGGGCACGCACGGTACCCGCAGTGGGAGCACTGGCGGTGGTGTCGTCTGGCACCCACTCCAGGGTGTCGGTGCTGGCGGTAGGGTCTGCGCTGGCAGCGGTATTGGCCACTTGCACACGGTTAAACCCGCGCAGGGGTGCACCACGGGCGGTGCTGGCCAACAGCACAACATCACTCAAGGTATGGCTGCAAGCGGACAAGGTGTAGTCTGGCGGTGACACGGGGTGGCGCGCGCGCACCAGTATGCTGCCGTCTGGCTGCGACTCGATGACTGCGCCTACCGCGGCGGCAATGGTGCGCGCTGCAGCCAGGGGGGTGGCGTTGGCAATGGCCAAAGCACCGGCGGGTACGGTCCAGTCTGGCAGGCTCCATTGCACCGGGCCAATCAAGTCTTGCACTGCGGCACTGGCCAAAACGGCGGCAGGGCGGCTAAAGTCTGCCGGGCCGCACCAGGGCGCATCCAGCCAGGCCAGTGGGCTTACAGCGGTAATGCTGTAGGTGGTGTCTTGCGGGTCTGGGCGCGTGCTGCTCATGGCATCGATGCGCAAGGCATAGCTGGCCAGCCCCAACGTCAGGGTGATGGCATCCCCCAACTGCATGGCAGTAAAGTCTGCCTGATCTTGCAGGGTGATGGCCGCCAGCCAGTGGGGGGTGAGCTCGTCGGCGCTCAACGTGGCAGACAAGATGGGCAGCGTGCGCCCGGCGTGTTGCACGGTGGGGGTGTTGGCTATGTTGTGTATGGCCGCGTCTTGCAGGTGCCACACGGCGCGGTGTCGTGCTGCAGCGCTGTGCACTGCAGTAATGCTGTAGCCGCTGTTGTGCAGCACATGGGCTGCAGTCAGCAGGTGCCACGGGGTACGGTGAGCGCCGCTGACCAGGGTGTTACTTTGCCACGGGGCGCTGTGAGCACTGCAGGTTTTGGCCGCGTTTTGCCACTGCCCGCGATGCTTCTGCGCCAGGCTGATGCCCCACGGGGCGCGGTGCTTCTGCGCCAGGCTGATGCCCCACGGGGCGCGGTGCTTCTGCGCCAGGCTGATGCCCCACGGGGCGCGGTGCTGGCTGCGCACGGTGACAGCAAGAGGGCTGCTCGCAGGCGCAGCGCTTGCATAAGCCAGATGCAGGCTCAGGGCGGTTTGCAGGGTCAGCATGGCGTGGCTGGGTGAGACAAGGGGTTAGAGAATTTCAAAAATATTTGGCGAGCGCAGGGCAAAATAGCCAGTAGTGGTATCCCCAAAAACACGCCAGCCCGGCTGTGCCACCTCGGCCCAGGCGTAGCCGTCAGTGGCTAACATCATGGCGTCAAGTTCCCCCATCACAGCGGGAGCGTGCACCGTATAGTCGTCATAGCTGTGACCTGTGGCGGGGTATATCGGGGCAACCATGCGCGGTAGCGTCGAGCCTGCCGGGCGTTTGGCAGATCGGTAGCCTAAAGGGGAGAACACTGTCAACTTGGCATTGGTCCCGCGCTCTGCAGTGCTTGCATTGGCGGCATAGGGCACGGCCATGCAGGGCCATGGAGGGCCGTAGCATAAATTGACAATGCCATAGCGTGCCACCAGCCCGGTATGGGTATCGGCGGGATAGCGCCGCGATGAGACGCCCGCTGCCAAGGTGAGGACGAACCCGGCCTCTTCGTTAAGGGCAGCCATCCACCACCAACCAAGCCGAGTGTCGGCAGCAGCGTAAACGTTGGTGACCACAGTAGTTGGCATCATGATGGCAAAGGTTTCGGTTTTCTCCACGACTGAGCCGTCGTTTCGGCCGGTGTAGGCAAATGCGCTGACAGCGGTAGCCGCTGAGCCGCTGAATCCCCAGCAAGGTGTGTCGTCGGTTTGGTCGCCCATCTGAGCAAAAGCAGCCGCCCAGTGAAAATCATCTGCGTCGTTTTTCAGGATACGAGCGCCGTCCCATTCCAGACGCAGTTTGAATTTGGCCAGAAAGGCGGCTAATGCAGTTGCATCAAGCCCACTCGCTGCGTAATTCTTGGTAATTCCAAACATGGTGGATCTCCTTTAAGCGCTTTCGCAGGTCCAAGCCCACGACGCACTGTTGCCGGTTAAAGAGGGGCAGTTGGCAGGCACGTCACGGCGCAGCCAGATGGGGATAGCTGCCGGGCTGGTAGTGAAGGTGATGGTGGCGCCCGCTACAAAGCTGCCGCCAAATGCGGTGCTTGGCAGGGTGAAATAAGGACCACCAGCACCAGCCGCGGTGGGGGCGGTGGTGCTGGTGGTGGTGCCGTTGCCGAGGCTGCCCAGTGTGTCGCCGCTGATCCCAAAGGCGGTGGGGCTGGTAAAGGTCAGGGTTACGTTTTGCAGCACCGTGCCAATGTTGTGCACCACAGGGGCTGTGAATGTGCCCGCAGTGCTGGTGATGACCGGCGCGGTGGCGCTGGCTTGCACGCTGGGCACCACATACACACCAGCCACATACGTCCCTGCGGCGTGGGCAGCAGTAGCGCCTGGTGCGCCCAAGGTGATGTTGATGCGGTCTGCCGCGTAGGCTACAGCGGCAATGGTGGCCCAGGTGGTGTTGGCGGCGTCGTCGTCATACGGTTGGTTGCTGATGCGAATAAGCTGGCCCGCACGCCAGGGCTGCAGGGCTGTGGCGCTGGCCATGTCTTCGGGCACCAGGCTGAGCGCGGTGGCCGCCGAGGCAATGGCTGCCAACAGCGTTGCGCCACCATAGTAGTCGGGGGTGCTGGCCAGCAGGGTGTCTTGCGTGTCGGTGTGGGTTCCGGGGCAAAAGTGCACCCAGTCTGCCCCCGGGGTGGTGGCGTTGAGATAGACACGGTTGTTGAGCGCAGCCACTTCTGCAGCGCTTGCCACGTGCAGGTGACGCTTGCGCCAGGTGGTCAGGCCCGCAATGCGCTGGGCTTGGGTAACGTTGGGAAAGTCGTTGTTGGCGGCGTTGTCTGCGCTGATGTTGCGCGTCATGCGCCCGCCGTTTTGTGCCGGGGTGGTGCCGCTGGCAAGGGCGGGAGTGCGCCAGATGAGTTCGGTGCTTTGGATAGGCATGATGGGTTTGTGGGTTGGGTTAGACGGTGATCAGGCGCAGGGTGAGCAGATATGGGTGCGTGGGGCCTGGGTTGGCAATGTTGACTGCCGGGGTGGCTGCCAGCGCGGGCGGTGTGTGATGGGCAAACATGACCTGGTAAGAGGTGTCTCGCAAGACCAGGGTGTAGGTGGCCCCGGGGACGGCAGCCAGTGCGGCCAGGGCTTGCACGGTGGCCAGCGGCACCCAGCCAGCGTCTGCCTCGCTTTGCAGGGTGATGGAACGCCCTGCCTGCAATGCGGCGTGGTACACCACCAGGCCACCAGACAGGGTGCGGCGCACGCTTTGGGCCACGGTCGCGGGCTCAAATTCGTCCACCCAAACGAGGCCAGGAGGCAAGACTATTGAATTTAGGGTATTCATTTTTTTATATCCTTACCGTCATCTTCGATGGGTATGAAGTTGTGCTTATGGAAGGAACTATGCCGTTTCCGGCTAAATACGGCACATCTGTTAAATATGTTCCAAAAACACGAAACTCAACATAAGGATTAAAGTCATCAATACTGTTTAAGGTGTAGTACTCTGGCAACTCACTTTCCATAATCTGAGTGACATAGTCCAATACTTTGCTTTTGAGATCAGCCAGGGATGACCAGTAGTCACAATTTATAACCATTGCGTAATCTCTAAGAGTAAATGGCACAGAGTTAAGTATTACCCTGTAACTCTGTCCGTCTATAGCAACTTTTATCATATCTCCAGGAACTCCCAATACAGAATTTATTTCTGCCCACGTGAATTCCCTGCTCCTGTTAACAACTTCAGGGGGGTAATCGGGAGGTTGTTCGTAGGTGCACATTGCAAGTACATAAATAACGTAATCAGGGCCAATTTTTTGATACGTAGAATCAACTTGATGTATAGCGCACGGCTCCTTATAGCCAACAATAACGCCAGTAGAGTCAACAGTTGGAGCCGCCCAGTACGGTAAGACATTTGCTGGTAAATCGTTGGCGGGTACGTACCCTAAAGATTGGGTAATACCATTATCCCCATCTCTAATGTCTTGCAGAATTCCGGATATTGTGCTTGGATTCATGGTGTAATTAAAATCCATACCAAAAGGCGCGGTAGTTACAACATAAGAACCATCGGTATTGGTAATGAAATCCACGTCATTCAGGACGCCTGGCACGTCGGATTGAATGATGCTATTCATGGCCATAAAAACGTAGTATTTAACCGTGCTGGCTGGTGGTGAATGCAATGTGAGAGGTGCTCCAAACACGTTGCCGGTAAAGCTGTACCTAAACCAAAAATCAAAGGTGGTGTTATTTGTAAAACTAATGGTATACATTGCACCTATACCACTGATGATTCGCATGTGCTCTACTTTGCAACTGTAGTCAATACCGGGTCTGGCGATTTTTACTCCGGATCGCTCATACGTTACAAGTCCGGTTGTTTCCCCTGGTACATACACACCCAAAGAATCTGTCAAGTACCACGCAGGTCTGCCACTGAAAGAGCCGTCTCTCAATGCATAACTCGACATCAGTAAATTGTCTGCAGTTATTAGTATGCCATTTGGGTATTTATCAAGTCGCATTCTTAGATGAATGCACTTAACGCGAATAGTCCAGCTTCCCCAAGTTGGTATTTTTAATGCATTATAAATAATGTGTTGAAAACCTTTTACACCTATTGGCCCATCTGTATTTGTAGGGTACAGCAAGACATTTGATACATCGGCCTCAAAAACACTTGACAAGTCTGAGTAATGCCAAACAACCTCTTCGGTAAGCGTATTGATATATTCGGTAACAAATACAGCTTCAAAATGTGATTCAGCACCTATACGATAACCAGTTGCTGAAAAATCGTCTGACGAGGACGAAGAGCTTTCATAGTCGGTAAGGGTTATGCCACTTGGTATAGTTGGTGTCTGGATGGCGGCTCTAACTATTTCATAAAGCTGCGCAACAGAAAAATCCAGCATACCCCATAGCTGGTTGGGGGTTATGCTTGGGTGCAAACAAAGGTAATCTTGATATTCAGGCGTTACTTTGTCGCCATCATAAAATTCACCGTAAATCTCCAATAGGTAGTTGTCATTGCCATAGGGGAACCATGTCACGGTAAAAGCATCTTCAAGAAACACTTCGCGAGGCACAGGCGGGCAGTCGGTGGGTTCGTCGTCGTCACCATCATCTGGGTCTGTGTTGTTTGGGCTAAAAGACACAGACACCTGAGCGGTTGGCCTGCTTTTTGACGAGAGCGCGGTGGTCGTGGCGCTGGTGGTTTTGCCTTTGTGGCTGGTATTGACGCGAACCTCTATGCCTTTTGGTGCGGGTGGTGTTAGCGGGTTGCCGGCCAAGCACGCGGCATAGGCTGCTGCGGCTTGCTCTGTGACAGTAGAGGTGCTTTGGCCAGCTATAACCTCCTCAACCAGCTGGCGGGCTGCAAAGTTGTAGCGCGCGCCATAAACCCACTCCCAGTTGGCGTTGGCCCAGGGTATTGCCCAGGTCGTGCAGGGATCGACATACGTGGCGCTTTTCTCAATCAGGTCGGCAAGGATTCGGTCGTAATTGCACTCGCGAATTTTGACGGTGACGGCAGAGGTGGTTTTTGTCATTACCCGCCCCGGGATAAGTCACGCAAGGCGCTGGCCAGTGCCTGCGCGGTGGCTCGGCTGCCTTGCAGGGGCAGGGTTTGGCTGCCAATGCGCAGGTTGATGTCAACACTGTCACGCGCGGCTGAGCTGGTGGTGTCTGACAGGCCTGCCAAGCCTGGTATGAGACCGCCAGTGGCCAGGGCCAGGGGCGCGGGCATGAGTGCTGCAGGCAGGTGGCCAATGTTGAGGGCGTCAAACAGGGTTTGGCCAAAGCGGCGCACGCTGGCGGCGCGGATGACGTATTCGCCCGGGCTCAGCAGCGCGGGGATGTTGTCGCTGGTGTCGCTGCCGGGGCCGCTGATGCGCCCGCTGGCACGGCCCCAGGCGGCGCTGGCCAGGGCTTGCCCACCGCTGGCCAGGCGCTGCAGGCTGCCTGCCAGGCCGCCCAAGGCGTTTTGCTCGACCTTGCGCACGCGAATGGTGTGGGTGCTGTAGGTGTTGCGCTCAAGCTCGCGAATGGCGGCGTCTGCACGGTTGGTGTCGGGCCTAACGGTGTGGGTGTGGGTGGTGGGGCGGCTCAGGGTGGTGCGCGCGTCTGCGGCAAAGGCGTTGAGCTGGCTTTGGGCAGCGCTGAAGTCTGCAGTGGCGGGCAGGTTGATGTTGGTCTGCTGCACCAGGGCTTGCAATGCGGCAATGCCGCTGGCAACCTGGCTGGTGTCGGCCTCTACTTTGGCCAGCAGGGTGAGGTTGTCAAGGTCGCTTTGCAGCGCGGCAATGCTGGTTTTGGCTTGCGCGGTGTCGGTCTGGATGGTGGCCAGCAGGGTGGCAGCCTGCAGCGTGCTCTGGATTTCGGCAATGCCTTGGCGGGCGGCGTCGGTGTTGACGCTGATGGTGAGTTTGCCCTGCTCTGCCAGGGCTTGGCGCAGGCTGGTGATCTCGGCGGTAACGCCCGCGAGTGCGCTCTTGGCCTGTTCTGCGCCCTGCCCTGCTGCTGTGCCTGCTGCAGTGTGGCTGGCAGCCAGTTTGGCCAGGGCTTGGTCTGCAATGTCGGCGCTTTCGCGCATTTCGTGCGTGGCCTTGACGCTGGCCATGCCTTGGCTTTGGATGACTTCGGTGGTTTTTTGGCCGTTGTTTTCTACGGTGCGGGTTACCTCGGTGGCGTTGCGCTCGATGAGGCCAAGGGTTTCTTCGGCCAGTTTGCGGGCGCGCTCAAAGTCGCCTTTGGACAGGGCTTCGCGGGCTTGGGCCTGCTTTTCGTCGATCTGCTTTTGCTGGTCTGCCAGGGCAGCACCGGCATCCATGCCTTTTTGCAGCAGGGCGCGTATGCGGTCTTCTACTGAGAGCTTGAGGTTGTAGCGGGCCTCTTCTGCTGACTTGGCGGCCTGCAGGTGGCGCTGCTCTTCAGCAATGAGCTTGTCTACCGTGCTGCGGTAGGCGCTGGCGATTTGGTCATAGCTGGCCACCTTTTGCTGCACCATGTCGCGGTGGACGGCTGTAGTGCGGTCTGCGGCAGATTTTTCGGCGGCTTCGATGCCAGTGCCTGCGTCGCGGGCGGCTTGAATTTCGGCCTCGCCAGCGGCGCGGGCCAGGTCCATGGCGGCGTTGTAGGTTTTTTCCCAGGCGCTGTTGGCTTGGTCTGCGGCTGACCTTACGGCCTGCAGTTTGTTTTGTTCGGCTTGCAACAGGGCTTGGGTGGTGCGGGCAATGGCATCTGCCTCGCTGCGGGCGGCTTTTTGCGCGGCTTGCACCTGGGCTTGGTAGCTGGCGTCTATTTGGCTGGTGCGGCCTTTGAGCTCAGTCAAGATGTCTGAGCCCACTTGTTTATAAGCGGCGCTGAGATTTTTGATGGTGCCTGCCGCGCGGGTGACTTGATCCGAGAGCGCAGCGCGGATCTGTTCGCCCACCACGACGGCGGTTTGCCCGACTTGCCCCAGGGTGGTGGCTATGGCGGGCAGGTTGTCGCGCACCTTTTGGGCAGACAAGGCGGCCAGATCAAGCTGGGTTTGTAGACTGAGGGCGCCGTTGGCATTGAGCTCGTTGGCAGCGCGCACCAGCAGGGCGGTTTCTGCAGCGCCTTTTTTGGCGGTGTCGGTCAGGCGGGCGGTGTCTTCATTGGCTTGTTTGACACTGGCACCAAATTCAAAAAACCGGATGGCGGCATAGGCTGCACCAGCCAGGGTGGCGGTGCGCCACAGGGCGCCCATTTTGCCCAGGCTGGTGGCAAATGACGCCACTGCCAGCACGGCCCGTGCGCCAAAAGCCAGCAGGATGATCTTGCCGAGCTCGGTGACGATCGGGATCAGTGTTTTGCCATTGCTGGCTATGGACAGCAGGGCGTCTGCCAGGCTTTGCATGGCAGGCAGGGCTGCCGCAACGATCTGGGTGGCAATGCCCTTGAGGGCCTGGCCAGCGGTGTGCAGGGTGTCGTTGAACTGGGCGGCGGCGGCGGCGGTGGGGCCGTCAATCTCCACCCCAAGCTCGCGGTATTTTTGCTTGAGTGCTTCGATGCCGTCGCGGCCTTGGTTCAGGAACGGGATCATGTCTACCCCGGCTTTGCCAAACAGCTCCATGGCCAGGGCGCTTTTTTGCGCACCGTCTGGCATGCTTTTGAATTGTTCGGCCAGGTCAAGCAGCACGTCTTCGGTGGGGCGCATTTGACCGGCTGCATTTTTGACACTAACGCCCAGGCGCGCAAAGGCTGCAGCACTGGCCCCGCTGCCACTGGCTGCGCCCACCATGTTTTGGGCCAGTTTGGCCAGTCCTTTGCCAAAGCCGTCTACGCTGACGCCTTCATGCTCTGCAGCAGCGCCCAGAGTGCTGAGCGATTCGGCACCGATGCCGGTTTTTTGCGCCATTTCGTCCAGGCGATCCATGCTGTCGAGCACGGCGCGGCCAAAAGCTACCAGGGCGGTAACGGCTACCGCTGCACCCAGGTCGCCCAAAGCGGTGCTGGTTTCTTTGCGCAGGCGGTCTATGCCTTGGGATGCTGAGGTCAGCGCGGCTTTGGTTTTGTCAACCGCGCTGATGATGATCTCGACGTTGTTTTGGGCAGCCATGGTGCAAGGGTGGTGGGGTTAAGGGGCTGTGGCGTCGATGTGTTTTTGCAAGGTCTTGGTGTCTGCGTGCAGGGCCAGGCGCAGGTGGATCAGGGTTTGCAGTTGGCGGTGTTGGTCCAGGGCATGGGCGGCGGCACTGTAAATGCGGATCTGGGCCAGGGTGTAGCCTAGGATGTCGGGGTAACGGTGCCCGGCGCGGGTGAGCCCGGTGATGGTTTGAGCCAGGTGCTGCTGGAGCTGCTCAGGCGTGTTTGCGCCTGCTCTAGCCGGGGTAGCACCTGGTGGGTAAAAAAATCTGCGTTGACGCTGATGGCGGCCTCAATCAGGGTGACGGCGTCGGCCAGGTCAAGCTTGGCTAAGGTGTCTTGTGGCTGGCGGGTGGCTATGGCCAGCGCGCTGATACAGTGTTGCCCGTGCAGAGCCACCAGGCCCAGCCAGTCTGGCACGGCTTGCGCCATGGTGAGCTGCAGCGCCCGGCCCATGGGGGCAATGGCGGCTGTAAAGGCGGGCAGCTCCCCCAGGCGCAGGGGGCTGACGTCGATGTGGCAGCCTATGCCGGGTAGCCAGACGGCAGTGGGCAGTGGGGGCAGCGCGGCCAGGGCGGCGCTGTCTGGGCTGGTGGGGGTGGGTTGCATCATGGTGTGCGCGCTGGTGGTGGCGGGTTTAGCTGATCAAGGTGATGCGGCCGTATTGGCCCAGGGTGGCGTCATACGGCTTGGTGCTGTCAGCCAGCAGGCTGCCCTCTAACTCAAATTTGTTGAGGTCATCTGTGATGAGGCCCAAATTTTTGAGCGGGCTGAAGGCCACGCGGTAGAGCTCGATGAGGACCGGTTTGTCGCTGTCGGCAGTGTTGATGCCCTCCAGGCGCAAAAAGCGCTCAGGCAGCGGGGCGGTAAAGATGCCAATGTCGGTCACAGCACCGTAGGTGTAAGCGGCCTTGATGGGGGCGGTGAAGCCAGTCACGTCCAGGAAGGTGACGGCACCAAAGTCGGTGTCTTCGGTGTAGTGGGTGCCTTTGACCAAGGCGACTGGGGTGGCGGCGCTGTCCTTGATGACCAGGGCGCTGACCTTTTGATGTGCCAGAAAGTAGCGGTCGCCCAGGGTGGGTAGCGCGGTGCTAAGGGTCTCGGCGGCGACGATGTCGCCGGTGATGGGGGTGTAGTTGCCGTACAGGGCCAGGGCCAGGTTTTCTTTGGTGAACTCTTCAATGGTCATGCTGACGCTGGCGTTTTTTTGCTTGACCATGCGCATGTCGAGCCCGCGCTGTCCGCTAGTGCTTTCGTAGTGCTCCAGCACTTCGGTTTTGAGGTCGAGGTTCAAAGAGGCCACGTTGCCGGGGGTGCGCGCGTTGATGGGGTTGCCGCTGGCGTCGCGCTTGGCTAGGTAAACGCGGCCTTGGAAGCTTGCATATTGGCTCATGATGGGGGTCTTTCGGATGGTGGGTGCGGGTGATGGATGGCTTTAGCCTTGGGTGGCTATGTCGGCGCGCTGGGTGCGGTAGGTGATGGTGTAGCGGGCGGGTTGCCACGCCACACTGACCTCAAAGGTTTCGTCGGCCCAGTCGGTGTCAGCAGCTTGCAGTTTGACGATGAGGCTTTGCAGGGGTTTGTGGCTGTAGAGCGCACTGTGGGCGCTGGCCAGCATGGCGTCTGCTATGGTTTCCGGCTCGGGCCCACTGGTGCCAGCTTGACGGGCCACGGCCACAACGCGCAGGGTGATCTGGCGTTCGGTGCGGTCGTTGGCTTGGCTGGTAACGGTATCAAGCTCGGGCAGCAAAACAAGCGCAGGGGTTTGCTCGCGCGTCAAGGGTGAGCGGGGCTTGCGCAGGTAAATGCCGCCATGGCTGGATGCCACGGCTGTCAGCGCGGTGCCAATGGCCTGCAGGATCTGTTCGCGGATGGAGGTGGCCATCACAAACGCTCCGTGGCGTTGATCTGCTCCAGCAGCAGCCGGGTGAGGCCTGTTGTGCCCTGCCCGTCTGGCTCTGCGGCGCGGATGATGTAGTCCACCGCGTTGACGGTGGCCTCCAGCCCCACGGGTGCTGCAGGTAGATGAGCTGTGAGCACAGTCAGGCTGGGCAGGCTGGCGTCAAGACTGACCTGGTCAAAAGCGGCGGTGGCGTAGGCGTTGGCAAACATGCCCGACACAGGGGTGCCGTCTATGCTGGCCAGCACATTGGCCAGCATGGGTACCAGAGCGGCATGCATGTCGGCCAGGGCTTGGGCAAAGATGGGCAGGGGTGCGGCGGGCATGGTGTTTGGCGGCTACGTTGGTGCGGCTTTAGCCCACTGTGGCGCAGGCGCTGGCGTTCACGCGGTAAGGTACCGTGAGCGGCGCGCTTTGCAGCATGAGGTAGCGCACGGCAGGGTCTTGCTCAAGCCAGCTCTTGGCAAAGTAGGGCACGGCCTGGAAGCCTGCAGCCTCGTCGCGAATGGCTCCGTAGGCGCGGGTGCCTTCCAGGTCTGGCCCCATGACCAGCACGGTTTTGGTGGGCAGGTAGGGAGTGAGTGCGCCTGTGGTGGGGTGCTCATACCAGCCAGCGTAGACCCAGATGTCAAAGGTACCGATGTTGCCCATATAGCGCGCACCTTCGCCGGTGACGGTGGCGTTGAGCTGGTCGGCACCGCGAAAGCGGTCGAGCAGCTTTTGCACTTTGGTGCTGGCACTGAAGAGTTTCCAGGCTTCAACGTCCATGACCAGGGTGTTGGCGGCGCTGCCTGATTTTTCGGTGACCAGCATGGACCAGGCTTGCACGTCGTCAAGCGGCTCTACCCCGGCCTGACCCCAGGCTGCAGCGCCAGACAGGGCAATGGTGAGCGCTGCATCGCGGCCAAAGTTGAGGCTGGCGGTGGGGTACAGATCGCCCACGATGGTGATGGCACCAGTGCGCAGGGTTTCAATGGCCATGACTTCCTGGCGGCGGGTGAGCATGTCGATCTGGTCAGCCAGGTTGCTGGCCAAGGCGGCTTGCAGGCGCTGCGCAGGGTTTTGGGTGCCGCCGATTTGCTCGCCAATGACGCGCTTGAAGGGGCGGTTGGAGTCAAAGACACGCTTGTCTTTGATGTAGGCCGGGGCGAACACCTTGGTGGTGTAGCCTTTGTCAAGTACCAACTGGCCAGCCACGATGGGGGCGACGAAGGGGCTCAGACGACGCCGGCCCGTGTCGACGTCAAAGTGGATTTCTTCGCTGGTCTCGGTCTGGATGTTGCGAAAGAAGCTGTTGAGGATGAATGGCGCAGGCTGGGGCAGCTCGGCAATGACGGCGCTCAGGACGGCGGTAGAGTAGATGTCCATGGTGGGGTGGCTTTCTGGTTAGGTGATGTTGGGGCGGGCTTAGGCGATGGCGCTCACGAGGGTGATGCCTTTGGCGCGCAGGCCTTCGGTGATGCTGGCTACGGTGTGGCTGGCACCCAGGGTGAGTGCGTTGCTGATGAAGTCGCCCCGGGCATAGGCCAGTGCGGTGACGTCACCCGCGCTGGCGTCGGCGGGTTCGGCCAGGATGAGGTCAGGGGTTTGGCTACCGTCGGCGGCGCCAGAGAGGCTGAGGTTGTATTTGCCGCTGGCGGTGATCTTGCCCAGCACGCTGCCGCGCACGAGGTTTTGGCCGCTGATGATGGTGACTTTGCGGGCCACCAGCAGGTCAGAGTTGCCGTTGATCAGTGCGTCGGGGGTGTAGGTGCCTTCAGTGGCAAAGGATGCGCGGGTGTTCATGGTGCGGGTCTTTCAGGTGGGTTTGGGGTGGCTCAGTCTTTAAGCGTGGCTGCGGTATGAGGCCAAAATGCTGGCGGCCAGGGCGCTGGCTTGGGCGGCTGGGCCGAGTGCGCCAGGGTCTGCAGGGCCTTCAATGCCACTGACTTGCGGGTTGGGCGTGGCGGCCATGGCGGCCAGGAATGGGTTGGGGGCGGCTGCGCTTGCGCCAGGGGCGGCGGCGCTGAGCATGGCGCTGGCCTGCTCGGCGGTCACACCGGTGTCAATGCAGAGTTTGACCAGGCCGGGCTGGGCGCTGGCGTTGGCGTGCGATTGAATGGCGCCAAGGCGGGTGCGCTCGGCGGTGGCTGCGGTGGCGCTGGCGGTGGCTACCAGGGCGTCGACTTCGTCTTGAGTAAAGGTTTTCATGGTGGGGGTTGGTTGTGCCGCTGGCGTTTGGGTGCTGGTGGCTTGAGGTTGCGGGGTGGCGGACGGGTGACCGCCGGGGGCGCTGGGTTGGCTCATGGATACTCCGGTTTGAGCTGCTGAAACACGGGCGGTCTGCCCGACTGCGTATGTCCGCGAACGAAGCGCGGCCAATTCTGAAATGAGGGTGTCTGCAGTGCTGATGCGGTCTGCCAGGCCTGCGGCCAGGGCGGCTTGGCCCCGGTAGGTGGCGGCTTGGGTGAAGCGCAGGGCTTCGGCACCGGCAGGATTGGGGGCGGTGGCACGGGCACGGGCTACGGTGTCGATAAAGCTGGTGTAGAGGCTGTCAACCTCGGCCTGGAAGTCGGCACGTACAGCAGCGCTCAGGGGCTCAAAGCTGTTGCCGTCGATCTTTTTGGTACCGGCAAAGATGTGGCTGACGCGTACGCCTTCGTTCATGAGGGCAGCACTCATGTCCACATGGCGCATGACGACGCCAATGGAGCCAACATAGCCGGTGCTGGTGATGACCACTTGGTCTGCGGCGCTGGCCCCCAGGTAGCCCGCGCTGGCGGCCATGCCGTCGGCAATGGCGTAAAAGGTTTTCTTGCCGCGCAGGGCATAGGCGGTGTCGGCGTATTGGAATGCGCCTTGGGCTTCGCCGCCGGGGCTGTCCCAGATTTGCAGGATGGCATGGATGTCGGGGTTGTCCATGGCGTCTTGCAAATCTGCCGCAATGGAGTTGTAGCCCAGCAGGGTGCTGCTGTCGGCTTCCATGCGGGTTTTGTGCACCAGGGCACCGCTGACGTTGAGCACGGCCACGCCGTCAATCACCTGGTAGCCACGGTCAGCGCGCGGGCCTTTGCGGGTGGTGAATAGCTCGGGCGGGAGGATGGCACTGTCAGCTGCCCCCTGGATGATCTGCGCACCCAGCAGGCGCTGGCCCAGGCCTGCAATGATGGCGTCAAGCTTTTGCGGGTGCACCAGAAGCGGCACATTGAAGATGCGCGCGGCCAGGTGGGGGTGGGCGGATAGGAAGCTCATGTTTTTTGATTGGGTGGTGGTGCGGCGCTGGCGGGTTCTTCAAAGTCGTCATCAGCCTCGGGGCCGGTTTTGTCGGATTTGCCGTCGTCTGGCTGCTGTTGTTGCTGTTGGATTTGCAGCACAGCACCCAGTGGGGGCAGGCCGCGCTCGCGGCGCATGGCTTGTTCAATGGCTTGTTGGTCAAGCAGCTCTTCGTAGTCTTCGCCCTGCTCGGCACATTCTTTTTCCATGGTGCTCAAGCCTGCCATGACGCGGATTTGGGCGGCCTGGGCTTCTTTGACGGGATCAACCCAGCCGCGACCGCCAAAAATGAAGCGGGCGCGTTGGTAGGCGTAGCGGTTTTGGTAGTAGTTGGGGGCTTGCACGTGGCCGGTGCCGACGGCTTCTTCAAGCCAGAGTTCGTAGACGGGCTTGAGCCAGGTGTCTATCAGCCAGCGGCGACGGCCATTGAAGTAGCGCCAGGCCTCGAGCATGGAGGCGCGGGCGCTGGAGTAGCTGGTTTTGCTGAAGTCTTTGAGCAGCAGCTCATAAGGCAGGTTCATGCCTGCGGCGATGTGGCGCAGGGTGGCGAGCATGAAGGCTTCAAAAGCGGGGTTGGGGCGGCCAGGCGCCACAGTGTTGATGCGGGTGCCGGGCGGCAAGTTGGTAATGGCGCCGCTTTTGAGTTTTTTGGTAAGCAGGCCCGCGGTTTTGGCTTCCAGGCTATTGCGGGCCCAGGCTTGGCGGGGGTCTTGCCCAAAGAGGGCTGCGGCGCTGTCGCTGTCGAGGTCGGTTTCCAGAAAGGCGGCGACCAGGCTGTTGGTGACGCTGGCTTGCAGCTCGTTGTGGGCGTAGTCGCCAGCCATGCGGATTTCACGCATGACGGCGCTAACAATGGGTTTGCCACGGCTTTGGCCGGTGCGCTCTTTGTCGTGCAGGTGGATGACGCGCAAGCGGCCCAGCTCGTTGCGGGCGGGAATGCGCTCCCATTGCATCAGGCCTGCTGTGCTGCCAAAGGCGTAGATGTCGCCCGGGTGCTGTTTGAGGATGTGGTACGCCACGGGTGCGCCGTAGGCGTTGAATTCGATGCCGCCACGGATATCGCTGCGGTGTGCCAGGTGCAGTGGGGTGCTCAGGCGATCGGCTTCGATGAGCATGAGGCGGGTGGACCACAGGTTACCGGGCTTGGGTAGCCACAGGGGGAGTGCAATGGCGTCGCCGTTGAGTAGCGCACCGCCCAGGGCTTGCAGGCTCATGCCCAGCAGGGTGTGGGTTTCTGCGGCGTCACATTCGGTGGTGTCAGACCAGCTGCGGAATTTGGCTTCGGTGGCGTTGGACCAGTCGCGGGCTTGTTCACGGGTCCAGTCAAGCAGGCGGTAGTCTGGGCTGGCAGACAGGCGCAGTACGCTGCCAATGATGTTGTCGCGCAGGGTTTGCTGGGCGCTGGCCATCAGGCCATTGTTGCGTCCCAAGTCGCGCGATCGGGCTGTGAGCAGGCCCAGGTCGGGCAGCAGGTCGGCGTCGGCACTGTAGGCACCAGGAAGCCAGTCGCTCAGGTTGGGTTCGCTGAAAGATGCGGCGTGGTAGCCAGCCATTTGGGCACCTGCCGGGGTGGCGCCTGTGCTGGCAGCTTGCGCGGTGGCGACGGTGGCTTTGGCGCTGGCGACGCTGCGGGGCTTTTGGGTGCGGATGGCCATGCTTTTTTATGCCTGGTCAGATGACGTAGAACGGGCGGCGCTGCGATGGCAAGCCTTCGCGGCGGTCTAGCTCGGTGTCAATGCGGCTGATTTCCTCACGGATTTCAGCGGTGCGCTGGGTGTATTGCGCGGCGCTGCCTGCGTAGCTGACCGAGGTGGGTTGCGTCAGGCGCTTTTGCAGGGAGTCGCTTAAAGCGGCCCGTTTGGCGGTGAGTTGTTCGGTGGTGTCGCGGCTGTAAAGTCCCATGGGGATGGACTTTGCCGAGAAAGCGCGGACATGTCATGACCTAACATGTCACTATTTTTGAGGGGTGCAGACGTGTGCACGGGGTTTATGTTGGCGCAGGGCGCGCAGCGTTGGGACTTTGGTTGATGATGCGGCGCACCTGGCGGGGTGTGAGGTGATGGACGCGTGCCAAGTCGGCAATGTTGTTGCCGGCAAATTGAGTTCTGATCTGCGCGCTGCGACGCCGGGCCTGGGCCGAGGTCTCGCTGGGGATATAAATTTTTTGCCCGCCGATGCGCTTGACAAGCCGCTCTACCAGCGATTGGGCAAGATCATCCGGGCAGGTGATGCCAAAGCTGGCCGCTGTGGCGCGGGCTTCAAGAGCAATGATGTCGATGGGGGTGGTGTCTGTTGGCATGGGTTAGCTTGGGTTAGGCGTAGAGGTTGGCAATCTGCTCAGGGTTGTCAAGGTCAATCAGGTCGTTCGCGCTGGCTGCGCTGGCCATATATGGATTGGCGTCTGGTTTTTCTTGTATTTGTGCAGCGGGCATAAGGCGGGCTTCTAACTTGTCCCAGTCAGCGCGGGTGTAGCGGTGCAAGCGAAGCTCGGGGTGGTGAGCGGCAGCGTAGGCGTAAACCCAGGTGTCAAGAGGTTCGTTGCGAGCACCGCGGCGATTGATAAAGCGGTTTTTGGCTGGATCGTAGGTTTCGCTGACCAGGCCGGGAAAGTATTCAGGAGGTAACTGGTCGCTGAAATGGGTAGTGCGCACGTCTGCACTCTTGTCAGCATCAGTGCTCAGGCGGCTGTAGAGCCAGTGCTTCACGCCCACAGTGCCCACGTGGTAGATGGTGACGCCGCGTTTGTCGGTCTTGCCGCGATGCGTCACATCCTGCAGCTTACCTTTGGACAGCACCGGGGCGTTGTTGGGGATGGCGCCAAACACCACCATGGGGCGGCGCACGCGGCGGGAGCGCACAAAAGCCTTGACATCTTCGGTGCGGTGGCCACCGGCATCATTGGCCATGGCTTCCACGCGCAACACCGCGCCGCTGGCGTGCTGGATGGGGGTGTTGAGCAGCTGGGTGAGTGCGCCCCACACGGCATCGTCCGCCGGATCGCCAGGCAGCTCGATGTAGTCCAGTACCCAGAACGCCATGCCACGGCCCCAGCCCACCAGCTGCACGGCCAGGCGGTTGTCTTGCGTGTCGATACCAGCGGTGATGCACAGCACGCCATGCGGGGCGGTGCGCAGCGGGTAGGCCTCAGCCCGATCGGCAATGGCGTTGTGCTTGACGGCGCGCATGGCGGCGTCTTCCCAGGGCTCGGCCAGTCGGTCATTGACAAAGGTTTTGAGGCGGCCTGGCTCGGCCTGCACGTCGCGCCAGGTGTCTACCAGGTCAGTCCAGCGGGGGCCCAGGCCAAACTGGTAATACAGGCAGTTGATGTGGTAGCCACGGATGCGGGCGCCGGGGTTGTCTGGTGCCCACTGGCCAGCGGCGATCATGGCCGTCTTGTGGTGTTCTTCAATATCGACACCGCATTCCTGGCATACATACCAGACCCGTTTTCCGTCAGGGGTCCAGTGCAGGCCTGCCCACTGCAGGTGCTGCATGTGGCCGCAGTGGGGGCACGGCACGTGATAGCGGCGCTGGTCGGACTTGTTCCACAGCTGTTCGATGCGGCTCAAACCCTTGATCTGCGGGGTGCTGATGTAAAGGCTTTTACTGGTACTGGGGAAGGCACTGGTGCGGCCCTTGAGCATTTCAAGCGGGTCATCGCCGCCGTGGAGGTTATTGGAAAATTCGTCCACTTCGTCCACGATCATGGTGCGTACGGTGGTGGATTTGAGACGGCTCGGGCTACCCGCGTGTTCCATGTAGAGCTGGCCACCGGCAAAGTCTTTGAAGGTTTTAGTGTTGGAGCTGTCGCGGCTGGCCACACTGGTGAGTGCGCGCTTGACGGCGTCTGTGTCATCAATCATGGGGTTAAGCTTTTGCGCCACCCACTTGTTCATGCTGACCTCACCAGGCAGGCAGACCATGACTGGGCCGGGGTCGTGGTCCATGCAGTAGCCCAGGGCGTTGGCGGCCACTTCGCTTTTGCCGAACTGGATGGGGAACATGAGCACCACTTCACGCACCGGGCTACGCAGGCTCAAGCAGTCCATGGGCTCCTGCAGCGGGGGGTTGTTGGCGGTGACCCAGTCACCCGTGATGCTGCTGCCCTTGCTGCTGAGCTTGCGGTTTTTGTCGGCCCACTGGCTGACCGTGAGCGGCTTGCGGGGTGCCAGCGCTCGCGCCAAGGCGCGAAACCCATACACGTGCGGGTTGGCGTAGGGTGAGGCGCCAGGGGTGTCCATCAGTCGGTTTTGGAGGGGTCGGCCCACCGGGTGAAGACGGCCACCAGTTCGTGCAGGATGCGTTCGGTCTGATCGGCCAGGGTGATGCGGATGGCGGCTTCGTCACGCCCGGCCAGCTGGGGTGGCAGCGTGGCCTGCCAGGCCTCAAGTTTGCTGCGCAGAGTGGTGCCCGCGTCGGCAAAGGCGGCCATGACAGATTTGCGCTCGGACAGTTCGCCAGCGGCCTTGCGGTATTCGTCATGCTCGCGCTCGGCGGCGTAGTGTTCGCGCTTGGCTTTGCTGTCTTGAAAGTTGTAGAGGCCACCGGGAGTGGATGGAAGGGCGGTAGCGTCTGCCGGATCTGCGTGGTCGTCATCGTCCACCTGGTGGCCGGTAGCCACGACCGCGCCGCGTGCTTGGGCATGGCGCTCTGCCACGCCCTGCTTGGATGGGTCGCGGGTGGCAGCAATGCGGGCGATGCTTTCAGCCACCAGCACACTCTTGCCGTCTGGCGCCATGACCAGACGGCCGTCTTTTTTGAGCTCATAGCCGTAGTTGCGCTTGCAGCCGATGTGCTCTGCGAAGGCGGGGACGGATAGGGTGGCGGGGGGCGTCATGCCGCAGCCCCCTTCAATCTGGCCAAGCTTTCGTTCACGGCGCGGTTGATTTCTGCTGGTAGGATTCGATCACCTTCGCGTTTTGACATGCCATAAAAATTGAATCTAGGCTTGTAACTGGCGCGGTTGACGAAAATCATGATGGGTTCGATGCGGGTACCAAGCGCAAACATGGTCCTGCGGTAGATGCCGGGCTGCATTTTGTGGGTTCCGGTTTTGCCATTGGCGCTAACGTAGGACCGGCGGGCGCCTGCAGACACCAAAAAAAACTCCCACCCGGCGGTTTTCCTGGTGCCCTTGCGGCGCTTGTCACGGCCTTTTTGACCCATGTTCTGGGTGCTGCCAGAAACCCGCTCTGCTGCATCAAACCACGTCATGACCTGCTTGATTTCACCAACTGACTGGTTGCCATAAGCATCCATCTTGGCTTTTTCTCCAGGCACTACATACCAGCCATTTGGCAATACCCCGACAGAGCGCAGTGCGCTCTCAAACCGTTTGTTTCGGCGCGGGCCGCCGTGGATCTGGTCATGCAAATACTTCCCGGCAGGAGTGCTGTTGGACCCCATATCCTGATAACGGATGACGTTACCCCTGTAATCAGAGACAGCCTCAACACCAAACCCAACCACCGCAACCAATTTTTTAGCATCCGCCTTGACGTATTTCAACTGTCTGACCGTGTACGGCGTGGGGCGGTCAAGCGACGTGGCCATGGCCGTCTTAATGGTGTCGCGCACTTGCACTGCAGTCCGTGTCAAGGCTGTGGCTGTGGCTGCATTCAAGCGGCGTTCAGAAAAGTTTTTTAGTCCGTCCTGAAGTTCTTTGATACCGGTGACGCTGACGCTGATCTGCATGACGGCTCCTTTAATCGTTCTTTGGGGCGTTAATTTCGTGGATGGCATGCAACCCCTTGTCCACAAACGCTGCGCTGCCTGTTAGCGTGATACGCAGGCCGCGCAGGCCTGGGAAGAGGTCTTGCGCCTGCAGGTCTTGCACCAGGGCGTGCAGCTCGGGCCAAACCTTGACGGCCTGCTGCATGGCGCGGGCGTTGTCTTGGGTGCAGGGGATGACCCGGATGTGGGTTGAGTTGGTTTTTGCATCCATTTTTTTAGTTGTGCGGTATGTGGGGTATCGTGTGCGGTATGCGAAGACGTGCAAGTGCTTGATTCATAAGGCGTGTGCGGCATGTGCGGTATGTGCGGTATCCCTGCACCTGTGCGGGTGCGCATGTGTGCACGCAGGCACACGCGCCCGCCCACCCATGTAAGGCGGGATACCGCACATACCGCACATCCCTTTAAAATCAACGACTTGATACCGCACAGCGATACCGCACAGATACCGCACAAGGGCCTTGATACCGCACAGATTTGTTCTATGAGCGATCATCATGAGGTGTACTTCGCCCCCTTGTAGTCTTTGAGAGCGGTGCGGAAGACCTGGATGCGCTCACCCAGCCAGTCCGTTTCACTCACCCCGACAGGCGGCTCGTTGCCACCAGGCAGGTCAAGGACGGCGCTGGGGCCTTTGTTGATGCCATCACCCAGGTCGTAGCGCTTTCGGGTGGTGACGGCGCCGTGCTTTCGCATCAACGCGTTTGAAAATCGCGGCAAGTTAAGCGCTTTTAAGCCCGCGTTGCCGCACCATGTCTGATAAAGGTCGAACATGTCCTGGCTGAGTGCAGGTGTCAACAGCTTGGGCCGATCGCGCCCAGGGAAGCCGGTGATGTCCCCCGCTTCCATGGCCAGCACAAAGCGGCTGGGGCTGTCCAGGCCCAGGTCGATCAGCTCGCGCTTGGCGGCGCTCATGGGCGGCAGGGTGTGGTTGTCGAAGTCGCCCAGGTCCAGGTGCAGCAGGTAGTGGTGCAAGGCCGCCACGCCCCCGGCCGTGATCTCAGCCTGCACCGATTTATAAAATTCGGGGCTGAGTTTGGGCGGGGTCCAGATCACGCAATGGCGCCGGTCATCCTCTTCCAGCACCACCGGCATGGCTTCATTGGACAGGAACACCACGTTGACGTGGTTGCGTTCGTCATACGCGGCCATGTTCTTTGGGTTGATGCGAATGTAGTCACTGGTGATGAAGGCCTTGAGCTTGTTTTTGATGTGGTACAGGTCAGACCTGGCCACCACTTCGTCAAAGATCAGGAACAACTTGCGGCTGCTGTAGTCGTTGAATTTGTCTTCGATGGCGTTCTGATCGACCGCCCGGCCATAGACGCCGTAGATCAGCATCACCAGCTCAAAGATCAGGTTCTTACCCACCCCCTGCGGGCCATGCACCACCACAGCGCTTTTCATCTTGGCGCCCGGGTGCTGAATGGGGTAGGCCAGCCACTTCATGACCCAATCGAACTGGTCCGCAAACATGTAGCGCGCCAAGTCTAGGATGGTCTCGCACGCGCCCGCCTGGGCGGTGGTCGGCCAGCCTGCCCACAGGTTGCAGCGGATGGTCTTGTCGGTCTCAGCGGGGTCAAAGCCGACTTCGGTGACGCGCACCATTTCGCGCTCAGGGTGTTCCATCCAGGCACGGTGGATGTTGCGGCTCATGCAGGCGTCACGCATGTCACCCAGCGCCACCAGCGTGTGCTCCTGGTGGTCAAATACCGCCCCGCCCTGCCCGTACACCATGGCGAAGCGCTCCAGCAGTTCATCCACCGTTTCAATGGGCCGCAAGGGGTCTTTGTCTGGGTGGCTCCCCTCCCCCACTTTCTTGGCTGCAGGATTTTTGGAAATCCGCCATCCGAGTGCCGTGATGCGGGCCTCAAGCTGGGTGCGCACCACGTGCAAGCCTTCCAGGGCATGCAGGTCGTTGAAGTCGCTGATCTTCTGGCCCTTGGTCTCGAAGGCTAGGCGGCGGGCGGGCTCGTCTGCGAACCGGGGCGCCACAAACGCGCCCCCCACTTCCATGGCTGCCGCGCTGGCACTGGTGACGCCCGGGTTGCCGTCGCTGAAGGCGTCATCGTCGGCACAGATCAGCAGGCTGGCCGTGCGGTAGCGGATGTGCAGCGCCCGCGCCACTGGCGCCAGGTTGCCGGCGTCAAACGCCACGGCCACGGGCAGGCCGGTGGCCTCATACAAGCTGGCCCCGGTGGCATAGCCCTCGGCCACCAGAATGACCTGGGAGGCTGTGGGCAAACCGATCAGGTGGAAGTGGCCTTTCTTGATCAGGCCGCTGGGCCAGAATTCTTTGTCCAGGCGCTTGCGCTGGCCAGTCTGCCTGCCCCGGATGACCTGCAGGCCGTGGATCTTGCCAGACACATCCAGCATGGGGATCACCACCGCACCCTGCGGGCTAAAGCGCACGCCGTGGCCATGCACGCCCTTGCGCTGCAGGTAGTCACAGTCACCCGCCTCGGTGCACTTCTTCCAGGCGGCGTTGGCTTTGATGGCAGCGCGCTCGGCATCTGCCTTGCGGGCCAACTCGGCCATGCGTTTGTCTTCGGCCAGGCGCTTGCGCAGGCTGTCGCGCTGCTCCATGCTCAGCTCGGTCTTGGCCAGCTCCACCTTGGTGGCGTTATTGTCCGTACCGCGCCACACGCCATAGCTGCCGACTATCAGCTCGTCCCCGTTGGCC